CGCATCTAATAGAATACAATGGTCAGGTATAAATGATATTGCAACTTGGCAACCTGGTACAAAACAATCTGATTTGCAAGACCTTCCAGGTTCAGGTGGACAGATTACACATATAACCTCTGGAGAAGTTGGTTATGTATTTAGGCAAAATCAAATAATTCGTATGGACTATGTGGGTGGTGCAACTGTATTTAGACTTTCAGTTATATCTCCAAACAGAGGTGCAGTATATGGTAGAACAGTTTGTCAAGATAATCGTAGAGTATTCTTTTATGCAGATGATGGCTTTTTTGAAATAAATGGAGATCAAGTAGTTTCTATAGGTGCAGAAAAAGTAAATAGATTTTTTGATGTAGATTTAAACAAAGCATTTTCTGATAGAATATGTGCTGCTGTTGATCCATTCAATCAACTTGCTATGTGGTTATATCCTTCAGCTTCAAATACATCTAATACTACAGGTATTTGTGATAAAATATTAATTTATAATTATGCTACAAAAAAATGGTCAACTGCAGAAGCAAATGCTAGTACAATCTTTTCACAATTTGTTGGTGCATATACAGTAGAGCTTATGGATATTATATCTCAAAACTTAGATCAAATTAATATTGCGTTAGATACAGATTTTTGGTCAGGAGGACAATTATTATTAGGAGCAATAGATAACAATTTTAAAGCAGCTATTTTTTCTGGGACAGAAAATGTTGGAGAAATAGAAACTTCAGAAATTGAGTTGTTTCCAGGAACAAGATCAAATATAATAGGTGTAAGACCTATTGTAGATGCCGAAGCTACTGTCACTATAAAAACTAGAGATAAACTAGCAGATAATAGTACAGAATCATCTATTTCAAGTATGAATACAACAGGCATAAATCCAGTAAGACAATCTGGTAGATATGTAAAATTTAATGTAAAAATACCAAGTGGAGGTGCTTGGTCAGATGCTCAAGGAATTGATATAGTTGCATCAAGAGCAGGGTTGCGATGACAGATAAAAGTGATATAGATAACGTAAGATACAGTTTTGAAACTCAAGAGTTCTTTCAAAGACAAATTGAAGAAGCTATCAACGCATTGATTAACGAAAAGAATCAAGAAAACAATAAAGCATTTGCTTGGTTCATAGGAGAATAAAGTGGCAGGTATTAAAGATTATTCAACAACACAATCTAATAACACATCATTAAATGGTATTTCAGTTGCAGAAGGAATGTTACCTTCTAATCTAAACAATGCAATTAGAGCATTGATGAAAAATACTAGAGAGTGGTATAACGATGCACAATGGGTAATTTATGGTGATGGTGATGGTGCTTTTACAAGTGCTTATGTTAGTGCAAGTTCATTTACAATTAATGGTGTTGATGTTACAGCATTTTATCATGCAGGTCGTAGAGTAAAGATTATTGGATCATCTACAGGAGTTGTTTATGGCACAATAACAAGTTCTTCTTTTTCATCTAATACAACAGTTAATGTTAGTCTTGATAGTGGTTCATTACAAAACGAATCGCTTACAATTTATTTAGCAATATTAACTAAAACAGGAAATTCTATTCCTACTGATGTAATAGATGCTGCTAATTTAAAATCTAATTCAGTTACTACTGCAAAAATTAACAACGATGCAGTTAATAATGATAAGATTGCAGATAATGCAGTTCAGGCATCACAAGTTAATGCTTCAGCAATTACAGAGGCAAAATTAAATACCAACGCAGTTACAACTACAAAAATTGCAGATAATGCAATAACAACTGCAAAAATAACCGATGCAAATGTAACAAATGCTAAACTTGCAACTGATTCAGTTTCAACTGCAAAAATAGCTGACAATGCAGTTACCCTTGCAAAAATAGCAGACGCATCTATTGTAACCAATTCAGAACAATCAGGTCATACACCTGATGACAATACTTTTTATACAACATCTGCTGCTAATACTAGATTTCTTAATAAAGATACTTCTGAACTTATTAATTCTGGTCAATCATGGACAAGTAATGATGATTTTATTGCAACAACAGCAGCTATTGATGCAAGAGTCATTGATCTTGTAGATGATGTTGGTGGTTTTGTACCGATTGCAAATGAAACAAGTTTTCCAAATACAAACCCAGATGTAAACAATGGAGTTGGTACAATTGTATCTATAAGTGCATTAGCAAGTACCCAAACAGCAAATTCAAGTGGTGTCATAAGTATTTCAAATGGAACAGTTGGTGGATCTACAGTAACCATAAATAATTGTGGTGCAAATGCTTCTTTTGCTGCTGGATTTGGTTTATTAGTTGAATCGACAACTACATTACACACATACAATTTTCACAGATTAGTTCCTAAAGCTACAGAAGTTACAACTGTTGCATCTAAAGCAACTGAAATAGGTAGATTAGGTACTGCAGATGCAGTTTCAGATATGAATACTTTAGGAACAACACAAACTGTATCTGACATGAATACTCTTGCAGGTATAAGTGGATTGAACACTTTAGCATCAAACTCTGCAAATGTAACAACAGTTGCTAATAATGTTGCAGGAGTAAATAGTTTTGCTGAAAGATATAGAGTTGAATCATCAGCACCAACAACAAGTTTAGATGTTGGAGATTTATATTTTGATACTACTGCTAATGAATTAAAAGTTTATAAATCATCTGGTTGGGCAGCAGCAGGTTCTACAGTAAATGGAACATCTGCAAGATTTAAATATACTGCATCTGCTGGACAAACAACTTTTACTGGAGCAGATGATAATGGTAATACACTTGCTTATGACGCATCATTTATTGATGTTTATTTAAATGGAGTAAAACTAATTAATGGAACAGAAGTAACTGTAACGTCAGGAACAAGTGTAGTTCTTGCAGCAGCTGCAACACAAAATGATATTTTAGATTTAGTTGCTTTTGGAACATTCAATGTTGCAAGTATAGCTGCATCAAATATTACATCAGGTACTCTAAACGATGCAAGACTTCCAACAACAATGGCAGGAAAAACATTAACAAGTGCTAATGTTACAACAGTATATAATGGTTTAGTTGCTAGTGGTGATGGAGGATCAAATGATGGTCAAATACAATTAAATTGTTCACAAAATTCTCATGGTGTTAAAATCAAAGCACCACCTCATTCTGCTGGACAATCTTATACTTTAACTTTACCACAAAGCATTACTAATAATTATTTTCTAAAAACAGATGGTTCTGGTAATTTATCTTTTGCAGAAGTACCTCAACCAACAGTTCCTACTGTAGCCAACGTATCTCAAACAATTGCACCTGCAACAGCTACAACAATAACAATTACAGGAACAAACTTTGTTTCAATACCACAAGTTGATTTTGTTAAAACAGATGGTTCGGTAACAACAGCAAATACTGTTTCATTTTCAAGTGCAACATCTTTATCTGTTAATGTAACTTTAGCTGCTGGTAACTATTATGTTAGAATAGAAAACCCTGATGGTAATTCTGGTAGATCAACAAACAATATTATAACAGCTTCTACAGCACCAAGTTTTTCTACAGCAGCAGGATCATTAGGAACTATTGCTGGTAATTTTTCAGGAACAGTTGCAACAGTTGCTGGATCTTCTGATAGTTCAATAACTTTTTCTGAAGTAACAAATGTATTAACAAATGCTTCACAAGCAAATTGTACTTTAAATTCTACAACAGGTGTGATAACAACAAGTGATTTTGGTGGTAGTTCAACTACACCAACAACTTATAATTTTACTTTAAGAATTACAGACGCTGAAGCACAAACAGTAGATAGAGCATTTAGCTTAACATCTAGCTTCGGTGCAACTGGAGGAGGACAATTTAACTAATGGCTAGTACACTTATACAAAGAACACCATCAGGTGGTAATAGAAAAAAATGGACTTGGAGTGCATGGATTAAATTTAGTGCAGTTCCAAGTGCAAATACATATTTATGGAGTGGGTATAGTGGTTCAAATAATACTGGGTATCTTTCGGCATATTTTGATAATGATAGTCAATTAAATATTGGTGCTTGGACAGTAGTATATTTTAATACAGCAAGACGTTTTAGAGACATCAATGCTTGGTATCATATAGTTATTGTTATGGACACTGCACAAGCAACAGCAGCTAACAGATTAAAACTTTATGTTAATGGAGTAGAAGAAACTGCGTTTGATAGTGATAGTAGGTCAAGCATCAGTCAAGATAGCGATATGGGGTACAATTCAAATGGTGTTCATACTATTGCTGGTTATCAAAGTTCTGGTAGTGCTAATGTTCGTTTTGATGGAATAATGTCTCATGTTCATTTTACAGATGGTTATGCTTATACACCTTCAGCTTTTGGAGAAACAGATGCAACAACTGGAGAGTGGAAAATAAACACTTCACCAAGTGTATCTTATGGCACAACTGGATATTGGATTTTTAAAGATGATGCTGGAATTACAGATCAATCACCTAATAGTAACAACTGGACAGCTACTGGTACTTTAACACCTACAAAAGATTGTCCAAGCAATGTTTTTGCTACATGGAATGCTTTAGATAATTATTATGCTTCTGCTACATTAACAAATGGTAATACAAAAGTAGCTACAAATAGCTCAGCATATTCTGCTACTTTAACATCATTAGGTGTATCATCTGGAAAATATTATGCAGAGTTTAAATTAATTGATAAAGGTAGTGGTTATTGTCAAATTGGAATTAAAGGCAAACAACCAACAGCTAGTTCTGATGGTGTTGGCGCAGGTTCAGATGGTCTTGCTTATAGAAGAGATGGATATAAAGTTCTTAATGGTTCTTCTTCAACTTATGGAACATCTTATGATAATAATGATATAATAGGTATTGCTATGGATTTAGATAATAATAGATTATTTTTTTCTAAAAATGGAACATTTCAAAATAGTGGCGACCCAACTTCTTCTACAGGTGCAATAACTATTCCAACATCTTCATCTGGTTTTTATTTTATGGGTATTTCTGATGAACACAATGCAGGAAGTAATACATGGGAAGCTAACTTTGGCAATGGCTACTTCGGAACAACAGCAGTCTCTAGTGCAGGAACTAATGCTAGTAATAACGGAATTTTTGAGTATGATGTCCCAAGCGGCTATACCGCTTTATCAACCAAAGGATTAAATTTATAATGGCATACACAACAATTAATAAATCTACAGATTATTTTAATACTAAACTTTACACAGGTAATGGTTCAAATAATCATGCTATAACAGGAGTAGGATTTGCACCAGATTTAGTATGGGCAAAAAGAAGAGATGGTAGTAATGGTCATGTCTTGTTTGATAAAGTTAGAGGTGCAACAAAAATTTTACAATCAGATACTGCTAGTGCTGAAATAACATCTGCATCAGGAAAAGATACTGTAAGTTTAGATAGTGATGGTTTTACTGTAGCAGTACCTGCTCAAACTGGTGGTATAAATCCAAATGGTGCTTCCTGTGTTGCATGGAACTGGAAAGGTGGTGGAAGTGGCTCTACGAATAATGATGGCTCAACTGCTTCAGTAGTTTCAGCAAACACAACTGCTGGATTTTCTATTGTTACACATGCAGGTACTGGTTCAGCAACAACAATCGGACATGGATTAGGTGCTGCACCTAAAGTTATTATTACTAAAGGACTAAATGTAGCAAATAGTTGGATTGTTCAACAAAATATTCTTGGTGGTTCTTGGACATCAAGTAATTATTTTTATTTAAATTCAGCTTCAACGGCAGCTTCAAGTTCTGCTCTTATTAATAATGTAAGTACAAGCACTATATCTTTTGCTGGTTCAGATAGTTTTGTAAATGGAAGTTATAATTATGTTCATTATTGCTTCGCAGAGAAAACTGGTTACAGCAAGTTTGGTTCTTATACTGGTAATGGAAATGCAGATGGACCATTTATTTATACTGGATTTAAACCAGCTTGGCTCATGATTGTAAATACATCTTCAACTCAAAATAGAGTTATCTTTGATAATAAAAGAGATCCATTTAATGTAATGGATGGTATTCTTTATCCAAATAGCACTGATGGAGAACAAACACAAGATAGTATAGATTTTTTATCCAATGGTTTTAAACTTAGAGTAACTGGTAATGATAGAAATGGTAGTGGAAACACATTATTTTTCATGGCGTTTGCAGAAGCACCAATAGTAGGAACAAACAACATACCATGTACAGCAAGGTAAAATAATATGGGAAAACCAAGAACATTAGCAAATTTAGTTTCAGGAGCTTCAACAAGCACATTACCTAATAGTGCTTTGACGAACTCAGGTATTACGATTAATGGTTCAAGTGTAAGTCTTGGTGGATCTGTTACTATTCAAGGTGAAACAAGACCAACATTTTCATCTATAAGTCCATCTGTAATTGAGAACACACAAACTACAGTTACTATATCAGGTGGTAATTTTGTATCTGTGCCTTTAGTTACAGCAATCAATTCAACAACTGGTGCTTTGATAGTTGCAGATGAAGTATCATTTAGTTCAGCTTCAAGCATTACTGCTAAATTTACAATATCTGTAGATGGAACTTATTTATTATATATTGAAAACCCAGATGGAAACGCAGTACAAACATCTGCTGTACTAACAGTATCAGATGCTCCTGCTTGGACAACTGCTGCTGGATCATTAGGTTCTTTTTCTGGTG